TGGCTCTGGCTCTGGCGATGGTTATGGCTCTGGCGATGGCTATGGCGATGGCTATGGCGATGGCTCTGGCGATGGTTATGGCTCTGGCTATGGCTTAGGCGATGGCTATAGCTCTGGCGATGGCTATGGCTCTGGCGATGGCTATGGCTCTGGCTCTGGC